CAAACGTTAGGCGCGTCCACGCATCTCCCAGCGCGTCTCCAGCCTCCACCGACTTATCGCTAAACCCACCCATGCGCTCCATTTCATCGCCCAACGCCTGCATGTCTGATCGCAACAGCGGGAGCAATGAAAGGAACTGACGACCACCTAACTCAGACGCAAGGAACGCCTGCCTGCCAGTGTCGCCCACTCGGCTCAGCGATGACGACACCGCCTCGAGCTGCTCTGCCGCATTCAGCTGTTTAAACTGACTTAGGTTGATGCCGAGTTCTTTAATGGCTCCGACAGCCCCAGCATCGCCACCAGCGAGACGCTTCTGTAGCTGCAACGATGCAGTCGCAACGGTATCTAGTGATACGCCAACGAGCGCACCGGCAAACTCAAGACGCTGCAATTCCCTAGTGCTGATAGCGGTCTTCGCGGAGAGATCTGACAGGTGGCTAGTAGTGGCTACGAAATCTGAGATCAGTTCGGTAATACCCAGCGCGCCAACAACAGCGCTGAGCCCACCCAACACTTTCTCAATGCCACCAATGGAAGTGGCGAACTCACCAAACGATCTCGGGTTGAAAGCGTTGACGACATGGGCTCCAAGCTTCTCGGCCTGGATTCCAATGTTAGCGAAACCCTTTTCAAGTTCTGCCGTATCGGCGCTGACTCTAACGGAGAGTGCGGCAGCTACGCCCACTTAGGTATCTCTCTTTCGCTTGGGGAGGAGGTCGGCGGGTGTGATCTTCTTGCCCTTTTTGAGATGGGGCTTTAACAGGTAGGACACGAGCCATGCGGCGCGTTCCCATTCCCGGTAATCACGCTCGCGGTACCCCTCCACCTGATCGTCTAATTCGGCCGGGGTCAGCCGCCAAAACTGCCACGGCAGTACCCCTATTTCTGCTGCCGTGCGTTGCTGTGCGCGGAGCCAGTCCGTGAAGAGGACTACTCCGCTGGGACGTTTCCCGTTGGTTCTCCAGACGGTTCTTCCTCGACTGGCTTATTGCGAATAAATCCGGCTGCTTCAAACGCCTCTCGGAGTTTCGTTCCGAGCGAGTTCATCGGCATTTCTTCGTCTGGGTGACTTTGCACCCACGCATCAATTAGATCGCTTGCTTTATCCAACGTAATCTTCTGGTCTGCCCAACGCAGTCCGTACTGCAACAGATACGGCCAGCCTCCCCACGGATCGTCCAGGAGCTCTTTGACACTCTTGTTCGTGGCGTCAACCAGATCCCTCAGATCCTTGTGCCGAAACCGCAGCTTGCGCCGGCCATCCGGTGTGCGGTTTTTGAGATCGTCTCCAGTGCCGTCAAAATCAATCAGAACGAACTGATCAGCCATAAATTAGCCAGAGACTGCAGGGTTTCGAATATCAACTACGAACGTCCCATCCGTTGCCGTGGCGTAGCCCAGACGGCAGATACGGTTGGTCGAGACGTCCGCCTGTGGTGCCACTCCGCCCGCAGCCGTGCTGACGTGGTAGGTCGTTGACTTGGCCGTGGTCGCGCCGATGTTGATGGTTGCCCCGCTGGCCGCATAGACCACCGTCTGACCCGTGCCTGCGGCATTGAGTGCGATGCCTACTGCGTCGACTTCTGCCGCCGTGCCGTCTGACTGCGCCAGCTTCAGCGTGCTGGTGGTGCTGTCCAGATACAGAGCCTGGCCAGCCGTAATCGCTGCTCCGGCTACGCCATGCTCTTTCCTGCCACTGGTAAAGAGAACGCTTGCCGCTGTAATCGTGAGATCTGCCATGTTCGTTGCTCCGCTTAGTAGGTGTTGACCGTGACCGTGCCCGACACACGGAGCTCTGACGACCAGGCAACCGGATCCTCGACTTCCGAAGACTTCTCGTAGGAGAGCATCACCGCTTCGCCGGTATACCGAACGTCGCCAGCCGTGTTACCTTCCGGGCCATACTCAAACGTCACCGATGTCAGCGTGCCTGCACGAAAGGCCGCGTAGACGCCCGACATGATGCCGTCAAAGGTCCGATCCCAGTTGCCAGACAGCGACAGCGTCCCGGCTGCGAATCCTGGGATAAACGTGCGGCTGGTCGCACCAAACGAAGTCGTGTCCACTTCTTCAAGTTCCTGTGGAAACGAGACGCTGTTGCAATACTGGCTGATGTCCTGTAGTGCTCCTGCGGCGTTATCAAGAAAAACAACCGTCAACTTGCTGTGAATAAATGTCGCCACGCCTTTGTCCTTTCCCGTCTGTTAAAAAGCGGGCCACAAACAAAAGGCGCCCTGCCTGTGCAATCACGCACAAACAGAGCGCCTTAATCTCTGCGGCCCTTTGTTCGATCGCGCCGTGGGGCACACGGGAGTCAGTGCGGGGATCAGCCGCACTCACGCGATCGACACACTTGCTACGCCATCAATTCATTCCCCGGTTGTTCTCGCCCTACATCCGCGACACTGCCACGCACCGCTATCCGCAAACGAGGCCAACGAAGCCCTCGCATCTGGATCCTGTAATCCGCACTTCCCCGGCTCGATCCCATTGCACCGCTCTGGTAGCGGTGCTTCCACTGCTGTCGGTGTCGGCTCAAGCAACCGCACCGTGCGATCAAGCTTTAATTCGATGCTAATCAAGCGAGTGAACAGTTCGAAATCGCTCACTGATGCACCCTGAACCGAAACACCGCTGCAATGTGCCTGGTCTCGACCTTGTCCACGTCTTGCACGAGCACCTTTGTGTTGTCGTGCTCTGCGAGTACCGAGTTGAAGCCCGCAACAGAAAGCGTTGCGAAGTTCAGTAACGCCATGACCCGATCCAGAATCGTCAGCGCTTCCACGTCGCCCTGATACCGACTCCAGATATGAATCGTGATCGTGGCGTTAAACCCCAACCCTTGACTTGCCCCGCCCATCGTGTGCCACGGCTTTTCCGTAGCCGATCCGATCTCGACATGCGGAAACGGTTCGCCCTCGGGCACATCGTTAAAGACAGGAGCCAGTGCCGTCAGTGTCGAGTCGCCATTCAGCGTCGAATAGACCGCCGTTTGAACGGCCTTGAGCGCTGACATCTACTGTTCCAACGCCGCCGCCGCCGCCTTCAACGCCTTCACAAACCGTGCATGAAACTCGTTCTCTTCTGCCTCGAGCGCCGGTCTCATGAACGGATGCTGATTGGGGTTGTATTCCTCATACAGCGCCACAGCCGCCATGTCTGGATCCGAAAAGAACCCCACGTCTGCAAAAAGCTTGTCTGGATGCACCGCAACCTCGACGTTGTCTTTTAAGTGCGGTGGCCGATCGCTCACATGCACCGTGCTCCGAATCCGATCCGCTACCGCATGCGCCGAGACTCGAATCGCCGGCTTGGCATAGACGCGGATGGTTCTCGGACCCATCGCCACCAGCCGACGCAGGCTGCCCCCAACGTCAACCACATCGACTTTGATGCTCACTCGACCACCGCATCACCGCAGTGCAGGATCAGTTCGATGTTGCGTTGTTCTGGATTCGTCATCGCCAACACCTTTACCGTCCGACCACCGCCAACCACCCGAATCTGTGTTCCCGCGTCCAGGAGCGTCACCACATCCGACCGATACCGCAGCGTGACCTGGTAAAAGACCGCCGCCTCAAGCTCTGACTTAATCGCTGGCTCGCTCTCAATCGCAGCCTTTGTGGTCACAATCTCTGTCCACGTCTGCGAGCGCCCTCCCAGCGGATCCGTGACTGCGTCTCCGCGCTGCAATACAACCGAGTGCCTGTACTGGCCGGCCCGCTTCCTGAGCGGCAGAAGTGACGGCATTTACCAGCACTCGGGCGGATACCACTGCCGCGCAAACGGCGCGAGCATTTGATCCGTCCCGTACGGCATCTGCTGCACCGTGTACCCCGTGCCAATCACCGTGTTTTCCCGGTGCTCGTCTCGGTCTCCGATAAACAGCAACATGGCCTCAAGCACCATCTGTGGAATCAGATCCGAATCCGTCCATCCCACCACGTAGGTGGTCTGCACCGCCAGTGGTCGATCGCTCTGAATCGATGGCCAGCTCTCACCAGGCGCGAGCGTGATCCGCCCCAACTCGCTCGAGCTGTCAACCAGATACACCGACGTCGCCAGCGTTTGCTGCACCCCGTCAGGGTCGTAGTACTTCACCGAGCTCACGCTCTGGAGCGGTGCCGCCATCGGCAATAACCACTCACGAGTGAAGTAGTCCTGTTGATAGACCCACGTCTGTGTCAGCAGGCCCCGCCCGATGCGGGATTCGGCGTACTCCGTCGCTGCCCTAATCCGACGTTCGTACGCCGCATCCTCATCGTTGTCATCAACCCGCCGATTGAGCTTGACCGCGTCAATTTCAAGCGGCAGATCAGTGGGCTCGACCGAGCGGTACCACGCTGTGCCTGGACCCACGCTTTACCCTTCTGCGCCGTTCGGGCACGTCGTATGCGGGCTGTACAGCCACCTCGATGGGCTCCGCAGTCCGCACCACTTCTGCCCTGACACCATCGAGCAGTTCCAATAGAAACGGTGGCGGGGCGTACACCTCGATCATTTGCCCCGCCATAAACGGATACTCAGGATCGCCAGACGGGCACGTCTGGAGAAACCGAATCACCACTAGGCCGTACCCTCTGCCGGGTTATTGAACGACTCACCACTCACTGGTGACGCATACGTCACCGGCCGATTACCGGCATTCCAGAGAATCGCGGTGATGGCACCAACCACGGCATTCGCCGTACCGCGATCAACCACGCACTTCAGGAACTGCTCACGAGGATTAAAGATCTCGATATAGAAGGTCTTATCGTCATCGCTATCAGCAACCGTCTGCGCCGTTCCGGTCAGGTCCGCGTACGAACCTCCCGTGGTGTCGCACTGCTGCGCCTTGACCGACGTCACAGCCGTAGCGGTAATCGTGCCGAACGGGATCACGAACGTACAACCGTCAAATCCGGCCGTATCGATCGCGTCACTGGTAATGTCCGTAGTCGCCGCAGCGCCAGCCGTGACCGTCGTGGCCTGCACGATCTTGTGATTCTTAAGACCCATCGCAACTGTCCTCTCTTTGGGGAAAACCTTCGGGTGGGATGGCCCTATGCCACCCCACCCAAGGGGACTGTTACGCCTGTGTCCCGTACTTGACCGGATCGGTACCTGCATCGAGCAAGTCGCCGTCAGACCGAGCAAAGGCCAGGAACCCCACGCTGTGCTGTTCCGCGAACCGCTCATCCAAACGGAGGAGGGTCACGTCACGCACGTCGCGGATGATGTACTTCGAGAAGTTCCCGAAGAGGATCGACTTGACGCCCGTGGCGGGAGTCGTCATCGACTGGTTGACGATATAGGGATAGCCGTGGATCATGTCCGGCTGACCCGCGACCAGTGACGGCTGCCAGAGCGGCACGCCCGTGGTGTCGCCGGAGTACTGCAACACCTTGGTCTTTTTCAACATCTTCAACGCGCCGTCATGGAACATGAAGCGGCCGTTATTGCGATACGCCGGATCCACCGAGTGGATCAGATCGATGATGTTGTCGTAGGAGACGGTTGCGGTACCAGAGAACGTCACGCTGGAGTTGCCAGCCGCCGTCACCAGACCGTTAGGCTGCGAGGAACCCGTGCCCGTGGTGAAGTGGTCGTTCTGGAGCCTGGCGATACGCTCACCGAGCGCCGAACCCAGAAACGCACTGACGTCGATCGAGGAGTCCTGGAGGAACTCCACCGAAGCCAACACGTAATCTGAGCTGTACTTGTAAGCATCAAGCACGAGCTGACCGAACGTCATTTCCGTTTCGGTTGCGCCCGTGTTCTCAGCCAACAGCCGGCCCTTCTGCGCCGTGTCGTTGGTGGTCGGAATCGGCAGCGGTCCACCCGTGGCCGTGCGGAGAATGGTGGCGACCTGGCGCATACCGCCAAAGGCCAACATCGACGCCTCAAGCGCCTGCATCGCCGCATCCGCAACGGTATAACCACCCGTGGTCGTCGTCGACTGTGCACCCGTCAGGGCTGCACGAGTCTCGGTCTGCCACCGAGCGATGTCATCCGGTGACGCCGACCGAAGGTTGGACGCACGAAGAGGGATAGGGCCAAACAGGCCCATAGTCAACTGGTTAGAGTTGAGATTGATACCGCAGCGCTGCGCCGCATTCCGCTGCTCGTCAGTAATGTTGGCACCCGACTGGCCAGCCAGCGCCCAGGCGCGAAGCGCTTCGCTGCGCTCCCGATCCGTGGG